CTACCTCTGATCTAGTCACTCCAATGGACGTGACTCACGAGTTCAAGAATGCAACTTTGCAAAACTGGAACGCTCCTGAGTACACCGACATCTTTGACCAACAGGAAGTAAACTTTGACGAGAAGCAAGAGCTTGCGAACACTATCGCTGGCGCTCTTGGCCGTCGTTGTGACCAGCTTGTCATTGACGCGATGGATGCCTCTACTCCGCTGACTACTACAGTCCCAGCGGGCGGCACCAACTTGACAATGGCTAAGGTCATCGACGCTCAGGTTGAGCTTCGCGATCAAGGTGTTCCATCTTCTGAGTTGTTTGCTGTTATCGAAGCAGGCGGTTTGGGCGGATTGTTGAACGACGAGAAGGCAACTTCTAGCGACTATCAAAACATCAAGGCACTCGTATCTGGTGAAGTCAACACACTTGTTGGTTTCCAGTTCATGGTGATCGAAACTCGTACTGAGGGTGGTTTGACTGAAGCGGCGAATGTTGTCGACTCTTGGTTCTTCCAGCGTCCGGCTGTTGGCCTCGCTATCGGCATCGACATGAAGACAGAAATTAACTGGATTCCCGAGCGTACAGCTTGGCTTTCTAACGGTATGTTGAAGGCTGGCTCTGTTGTACGTGACGAGGGTGGTCTCGTTAAAGTTCAATACGACAAGACTGCGTAAGGAGAACTAAGTCATGGCATTTGATTACACTAAGCTCTCACGCATTGGCGGTATGGGCGATGCTCAGAAGGTTTACGCATATGCGTCACCTGATTCAATCGCTACTGTTACTGGCGCGGATTACTTCCTGCCAGCAATCAACGAGCTGGAAGTCAACGACATCATTTTCGTAAGCGACTCGGATGCGGCGGCTGTTACTATCACTTTTGTGAAGAGTAACACTGGCACTGCAATCGACTGTGCTTCCGGAACTGCACTCGGCGACAGCTAAGTTCCTCGGCCCCTTCGGGGGCCATTCTATTTTCAGGTGAGTTATGGCGAGTAAGATCGACTTAATTAGCAATGCGCTTATTCTGATCGGGGATACTCCGATTAATTCACTGACTGGTGGATCACGGCGCGAGACTGTAGCTAACAATCTCTACGACAACATAGTCCAGAACGAGCTAACCAAGCATCGTTGGGGCTTTGCGCGTAAGAAGGCACAGATATCTCTGTTGACGGATACCCCGGTTGACCCCAATGGCTGGAGAAGCATCTACCAGCTACCCACTGACCTGCTGTTTTTGATCACTGTTACCCCTGATTCCAACTATCAGATCTATGGTGACAAGGTTTACAGCAATTCTACCCAAGCCCTATACGCTGACTATATTGCAAACGTCACTGAAGATGAGTGGCCTGTGTACTTTGCAAAGATGATCGAGTACGCATTGGCTATGGACTTCGCGGCGAGCATTAGAGACAGTTCTGCGGCTAGGGGTGAGATGGCGGCGGCCTATGTGAATGCGTCCCGTATGGCGCGATATACGGACTCTCAGCAGTACCCAACGGAGCAACTACGAAGCAACCCGTTCACTAATGTGAGGTTCTAATGGCTAAGACTAGATATATTCAGTCTAGCTTTGTAAGTGGCGAGCTATCCCCGCTTCTCAAGGGTCGCATTGATATCAATCAATATTATCAGGCGGTTGAGACTGCTAGTAATGTTGTGATCGTCCCTCAAGGCGGGATGCGTCGTCGTCCCGGCACTGAGTTTATCGCGCAGACCACACGCAATTTGGTGTCTTTTGCTTACACAGGAACCATGCCGAATGGCGGCACACCATCGGTATTGTATGGCAATGACACGACAACCACATCAACCACGGTAGCGATTGGCACAACCAATGATTACGTCGTAGTCAAGGCTGACAAAGGCGCAACCAACATAGCTGATATCGAGTTTATAGATATCCGACAGATCAGCTTGTCGTCTGGCACTTCGACTGAGTTCAAGGTGCAATATTCTGCTGACGATGTGACGTATACCGACGCAGGTGATGTTCCATTGATCGGCACAAGCCCGCAAGACTTCCGCATCAAGATTGGCGTATACGCTCGCTACTGGCGTTTGGTGCGTGTTGGTACGACTGACTTGGGATCAGCGACGATCACAGCGGCAGGGTTTCAGCTAATCCAAGAAACAGGCGTTGATAGTGACTGCAAGCTGGAAGACTTCAGCGTTGAGGATGACCGGCATTACCTAATCGAGTTCACGCGGGACAATATCGCTATCTTCCGTTCTCAGCTTGTGGGGCTGAACATCCAGACCACGCGAGTCGCGGATATCAAGCCGACTTACGATTCCACTGTTGACGTATCAACTGTGCGGACAGCGCAGATCGAGAACGTCATGCTGGTGTTTGGCAACTTCGAGCCTATTCGTTTGGTGAATATTGGTACGGATGCGGATTGGGTGATCGACAACATCCCATTCTTGAACGTACCTCAGTACGATTTTGACGATGCACAAAGCCCCACGCCTGTTAATGAGATACAGGTGATGACTCTGGGGCATACTGGATCGGGACAATGGAAGCGTGGCGACCGTTTTGAGGTAGACATTGAGGGCATTCTTTCAAAATCTATCAGCTATGCGGGCGACTCAACTGCCGACGAGCAGGCCGCAACTGTTTTCAACATTCAGAAGAACTTGCAAGAGATGCCAGTCTTTGGCGAAACAGGTGTAGCCGTAGCAAGAACAGGAACTCGAGAGTACACGATTACCATATCTGGCGAATCGACCAAGGATTTTGAACTGTTCTCTGCGTATGTAACGGAAGGTTCCACTGACCACGAGATTGAGTTTACCAAGACGCAATCAGGCTCCCCGCGTAAAGAGGATGTTTGGTCTGCTACCCGTGGATATCCTATCAGCGCGTGTTTCTATGAAGGCCGATTGGTGCTTGGTGGCACTCAGGCCAAGCCTCAGTCGATCTTCATGTCTAAGACGGGCGCATTTTTTGACTTTGACATTGATGACGGCGATGACGATGAGGCGATCTTTGCAACCATCTCTTCACGCAAGCTGAATGATATTGTTGACGTATATCCCGGTCGTAACTTGCAAATATTTACGTCTGGTGCGGAGTTTGCAGTAACCAGCAGACCAGTCACCCCGTCCAGTATCAACATTCAGCCGCAGACTTCACACGGCGCAAACAATGTTGAGGTCCAAGACGTGGATGGCTCAACCATATTTGTGGACCGTCATGGCAAGTCGCTCCTGAGCTTCCTGTATTCGTTCAACGAGGACGCTTACACCACAGACGATAGGTCGGTACTAGCCTCACATTTGATCAACCAGCCGGTCGATATGGCGCTCCTAGCGGGTACTGCGAGTGACGACGCTAATTGGCTGTTTATCGTCAACACGGACGGTACAGCGACCATCCTGAATACCCTGAGAAGCCAAGACATCAACGGCTTCACTAGCTGGAGTACGAGCGGCGACATCAAGAGCGTTTGCGTTGTAGATGATCAGCTGTTTATGACGGTTGAGCGCACTGTAAACAGCGTGGCAAAGCTGTTCATTGAGCGCTGGGACTTCACCTATCTCATGGATTGCTCGATCAAAAGCGTACAAGTTGGCGGCGATATCGACGGACTGGACCATTTAAATGGTGAATCGGTCAAAGTGATTACACGAGAAGGTTATTTGGACAAGAACGAGGGCTATGTGCTGTCGTCTTACACGGTAGCTAGTGGCGAGATCGCGCTTGATGCCAGCGAACAATACTCATTAACGACGTATGAGGTTGGCTTGCCGTTTGTTCCTACGATCAAGCCGATGCCACTGAATACCAACATCGGATCAGGTCAGAACCAGATGCGGCTAAAGAAAATCGTACGGATGAACGTACGTGTTTATGAGTCTTCTGGCATCTATATCGACGGCATCCCTGTACCTATCCGCTCGTTTGGCGAGGCAGGTATCACGTCACCATTAACTCCTGAGTCTATTGTCCCCACAAGTGGCATAATAGAGGATGTTTACGACATTAACGGCTGGGGTAGAGAGGTCATACCGACAATCACGTGTCCTGATCCCACACCCATGCACATACAGATGATTGAATACGAGATCGAGGGTAACTAGATGCCTCTCCCAATATTTGCAATATTAGCGGCAACAAGCGCGGCAGTGTCAGCCTACGGTCAGGTGCAAGCTGGCAAAGCGCAGAAGGCTCAGTTGCGCGAACAAGCCAAACAAGAAGAACTAGCGGCTCAAAGCCAAGAATTAGCACGACGCCAAGAACTTAACCGGGCATTGGCGGCTAACGTCGCGGCACTCTCGACCGCAGGAATTAGTGGGGAAGGTACGCCAGCAAGTCTGGCATTGGAAAGCGCACGTCAAGCAGGTCTTAGCGAGATGACCATCGACTTGTCGGAGAAGCTACGAAGGGCGTCATTAGAACGTCAGGCAAGAGCGGCAACACAAACAGCGGGACTCACAGCGGCAAGCACACTGCTAAGTGGTGCGGAAAGGGCTGGCGAGCTTGGTCTATTTGATAAGGAAAGCTACACGTAATGGCTCAGAAGCGCATTGATTACTACGGCAGGTTTACGCCAACAGGTGTAGATACGTCTCAGGCGAAACGCTTGCAGGCTCTCTCTGGCTTGGCTGAACAGGTCGGTGGTCTTGCGTATGAAGTTGGCGCTGGCATTCAAGAGCGCAGAGGATTACAGGCCGGACTCAAGGCTGGGCAAGAAGCGGCAGAGAAAGGCGAGATCATTGAGACGCAGAAAGGCTTTCTGTCACAGATCTCTATATTCGATCAGGCATATAATAATGCACTGTCAAAGGCCTATGTGGCGGGCGTTGATAATGATGCACGAGAAAGCATTAATCGACTGCTGACTGACAACCCGGATGACATCGAGGCGTTTGATGCGGCAGTGAATTCGTATCGCACAGGCGTTACACAGAACATAGCCGATGAATTCCGACCATTGATCGACCAGTCAATGGATCAGATGATCTCTAGCGCCCGATCTCAGGTACACCAAGCGCAGACAGCCAAGAATCTCAAGAACGCAGATGACACCCTGATTCGCTCCGCTCAAACAGCAACCGAGGCGGCATTAAAGGCGGCACGTATTGGTGATGATGAGTCGGCAATGATTGGTCGTATGAATGCGTTTTCATCCATTGATG